AAATGCCCATCTACATTGCCCGACAACACCTTCGGCACCGCACCGCCAGTGTGAATGAACTCTCTGCTCGGTACTCGGTGGTTCCCAAGGAGTACTACGAACCTGATACGTATCGTGGTCAGTCCCAGGTGAATCACCAAGGTTCGGAGGGTGTGGTGGAACTCAAGGGTGACCTAGACAACAAAGTGGCTCAGCAACTGAGTCATTCCTTTGATGTCTATGAGGAACTCTTGGAGAATGGTGCCTGCCGTGAACAGGCTCGTGGCACCCTTCCACAGTCGACCTATACTGAATTTTACTGGAAAATTAACCTTCACAACCTCCTCCACTACCTCCACCTCCGTATGGATGCCCACGCTCAGAAGGAGATTCGGGACTATGCCACAGCCATCTTTGAACTAGTGAAACCCCTCGTCCCCATCACGATGGAGGCGTTCATGGACTTCAGGGTGAATGCGATGCAGCTCACAGGTCCCGAGATTGAGGCGTTAGCCACTGGGAAAGAGATTGAGTCCCCTGGTGAGCGCCGTGAGTTTCAGGAAAAGTTGAAGCGCTTGAAAATAAAATCCCCAGAATGAGTACCTTACAAGATGAACAATATGTGCGCTATTCACCCAAACCCGACCCTGTGTCTATTCGAAGTGTCCCGACGTCCCGTGCTTGCCCGTAAACTGGGGTACGTTCAGGTGATTGAACACCCCAATAAAAAAGACGTACCAGCACTTGACTATAAAGATACACCAGCCGCGAAGATGGAAGAGGAACGTCAGCCTCGTCGTGTCGCCAGACTGAGGAAACTTAAAAAATTAAATGTCGATACAAAGTAAATGCTCGCCATTACAAACACGTTCACAGTATTCGCCGCTAACAATAAAAACAAGGGTTTCAAGAAGCTTGGTAAGAAGGTTCAGAAGCAGCGCCAGGGTGACGTTGACAGAATCAAGGATAAACTCACTGATATTGCCAAGGATGAGACCAACCGCGTGAAGGAGGTTTTCGAGGAACACAAGAAGCTCTTTGAAAAGGTGAAGCCTGAGAAGAAGATTGCTAAGAAGTCTATCGATTTTTACGAAAAGTAAACCATAACGTACACAAAACAAAAACCATCGCCAGGGGTGTATCCCCAAACCTCTCTGCCAGTAGAGCGCAAACCACGCTGTACTGGACGACCTTAATCTCTCTCTGTGTCTTGATCATCGACCGCTTCATCGCCGATCTAGATTTCTCCAGACCCATCACTGTCGAACTTATCTTCCCAATCTTTGCAGGGATTTCAGAAGTTCTCTTGAATACATCATTCACATCGAAAGATTCTAAGAATTGTTGTTGAATCATAGGTTCGAGATATGTGAAATAGTTAAACTCTGGGTCAAGTTGGAGACATATACCTTCTATGATGGAGAAGGACTTTGCTAGATAGACAAAACTTGTTGGTACGACGAAGGGTTTCTCAGCTGCGAGTTGAACAGCGAGGTCATCATTCATGATACCTGAACCGTCGAGAGTCTCTAGGTAACCCAATATAGTTTCAAAGAAAAGTTCAATATCAGAGACATCAGATGTTGTTGGAACGATGACACCCAGTTCAATTAGAACAGCTACAATCCCCGCAGTGTCCCTCGTGATGATATACCCAAACAACTTTTTAAACCCACCCCTCAATTCTTCAGACAGTGGTACAAGCAACCCAAAATCATAAAATACAAGTTTACCCCTAGATGAAAATCCCAAGTTTCCTGGATGTGGGTCTGCGTGAAAGAGACCGTTGTCCATGGTTTGGATGACATAGGAATTGATGAGAGCCTCACAAATCTTCTTCTTATTTACTTTATTGTCTGTGATTTCTGTGAGCTTCGTGGATGGAACATATTCCATAACAATCATCTCATCGTTGGAATATTTCCTGTACACCTTTGGAACTTTGACCCATTCCACATCCCTCATACTTTTCCTAAACTTTATGGCATTATCAATCTCCTGTTGATAATCCGCTTCACCCAGTAGATACTCGATGGACTCATCGAGGACATATCCAGAACTGTTCCCAGTGTCTATACCCACGCGTTCTAGAAAGTGTACAATTTCACGTATGGTATCGGTATCCTCTTTCATGATATCGAGAATTCCTGGACGCTTCAATTTTACAACAACTTTTTGACCGTTTTGGAGTACAGCCAAATGGACTTGGCCGATACTCGCAGATTTAAATGGTACAGGGTCAAAATCTTTGAAAATATCGTAATTTACAATGGTATCGAATTCCACGGGAGGGACGTTATCTTGGAGTGATTCCAATTCTTTTGTAAATTCAGGAGGATAGAGATCACCCCTCGTCGAAGCGATTTGACCTAATTTTACAAAGGTTGGTCCAAGTTCGAGGAGTTCCCCCTTCGTCCATCGACCAAGTTCAGATTTATCCTTTACAGTAGCATTTTTCCATAGAAATTTAGTGGCAAACTTCCATGTCTCAAATTTACGGTTACTCGGGAGTTTCACCGGTACCTGTTTTGCCACGCATAGCATATTATAGGATTAGAAGATTTTCTTTATTTATAATAAATGACCAGTCAGATTTCTAATCTGTTTAAACCTGTTACAGGTCCAGTTGAGTTTTTCGTAAACTCCCAACCCCTCTTCTTCTCCCTCCTCATCCTTTATCAGGGTCTATTCTCTGGTAATGCCGTGGTCATTCCCGACCGTCTCAAGAATCTTTTCGAGAATAGGATATTCCGTTTCATATCGCTCATGCTTATCGCTTTCAGTGCGACCAAGGATTTTGAGTATGCTCTCCTTTCCACGATGATTTTTGTGACCGTACTCTACGCCCTGAAGACCCCTGAGGAGCGAAAAAAATCTGGTCTCGTATAATATATGTGGCAGACCTTTATAGTAGTGTATCTCTCTTACTTGATACTAGGACCGCACTGGGTCACAAAGTTTCTCAATGGTAAAAAACTTGACATCGTCAGTAGCCCTGGGCAACTTCTCAGGCGTTCGATATTCATCTCATACGTTGCACTTCTCTTCACAGCGTGGTTCCTATACAAACCCTCGATGACATCGTTCGTCAGTGCACTCATCATGACTATCACAGCTGCGATAGGATTCTATATCAAGTATGGGACTGAACCCATCCCGATGCATCTCCTCCTCATTGGATTTATCATATTCAAGGGTCGTGAATATATGAACCCACAACTTTGGCTCACGATGGGTCTTGTCCTCTTTTACACGCTGACTCACGAGAAAATATATATCGGCTAAAAGTAGAATGAAGATTCATATCATCGGCGCGGGACCCACGGGTATGTCCCTGGCATGGGAAATTATCAAGTCAGGAGACCACGACGTGACACTCTACGACCGAAAACTCTCAGCGGGTGGGTCGTGGTGGGAACCTGAGGTGGAGGTTCGTGACCTTCACGCCCATCGTCTTGTCTTTGACCGTGCATTCGTCAACTTTCGCTCCCTCCTTACAGAGATGAAGATTGACTGGGACGACATCTTTGTACCAGTTGATAAATCAGAGTACATAGATTTTGCTTTCCGTTCGCTCAGTCTTAAGGATTATGGTGCGTTGACATCCCTAGTGGCTCGTGTCTATGCACAGTCAAACAAGTACAAGGGTGTCTCCCTCAAGGAGGCTCTCGGAACCCTCAGCGAAAAGGGTCAGGCACTTATCGAACACCTCCCCCTCATCGTCGATGGTGTGACGTGGGATGTCATGTCCGCCTATGAATTTGTGAAAAGTTTTGACCATACACTCATATCCCGTGCCTACACCCAACGTGTATCGGGTAAGGTGATGTGTGACGCCATGGAAGAAGCCCTCATGGAGGAAGGTGCAAATTTTGTTTTCGGAAAGGAATTGATTGAGGTTGAGTACTTCGAGGATGGTTACAAGGCGACACTCAGTGGTGAGACCCAATTGGATGACGGGCTTCTATTCTTGTGTCTCGATAACAGCCCAGCCCTCAAGTTCTTGGGGGACAATTGGGGACCTGATGCAGACAAGAAGGTTCGTGAGAGTACCTATGGTGCGATAAACATTCTCCTTGACTACGAGACCCCTGTGACTCTCAGTTCGGATGTCGAGATTGTTGCCACCACCAAGTGGAATCTTCAACCAAAGGTTCTCTCTGATGGTAAAACCGTTTCATGTGTCATCTGTGACCTCAACAAGGAAGTTCTCTCGAAGAACCCCGATGAACTCAAGTTGGGTGTTTTGGAACAGCTGGGTCTCGAACAACCCACGACAATGCGCATTGGATGGGGTGCAACGTGGGAAGATGACAAATGGGTGTTTTCCCAATCTTCAGGGGTTCTCAGCCTCCATGGTCAACTCCCCTTCTTTGGTAAGTGTCCCAATGTCGCCATGTGTGGTATGATGTCTCCACGTGATACACCCTATTCGAGTCTAGAGGCGGCGACGGAGGTATCCAGACGCCTGAGTCATGAGGTGTTTGGAACGAGGGAGCCACTCCATTCCCTCGAGATTTCCCAGATTTTGTCGTTTGTTGTGGTGCTACTTATAGTTTTAATACTCATCTATCGTAACAGGAATCAATGAAGTTTAAAGCCACTGTTTATGAACCCATGTACGATTTCAATAATAAAAAGTATATACGTCTCACAATTCCCCAAAAAGCTTCGGAAATCATTAGGGGTATGCACACATCGAGGATGCACTTCCTCACCAATCAAAATGTAGATGACCCCCTCGATGGTGATGTTCTCACTGTGAAAGTTCCATTCCGTTATAGGAGAGTGATGTGCGAGGTCAAGGGACGACCTGTGCAATCTCTTATAAAGGGTGATGAAGTTGAAGTCGTGGTGGACTTCAAAGGGTTTTGGAATGTGGGAAATCACTCAGGCTTCTCTTGGATACTCTCGAGTTCCTCGGTGGGAGTCTCTGCAGATTGATTGGGGTCATTAGGGAGGTCAATGGTCTTGAGACCACCCTTCTTGAAACCACGGAAAGTCTGGAGCATACCCTGGAGACGGAAAATCTCCTGGGTCATCTGCTCAATGTTAATCTCAATCTTCTTGATGTTCTCTTCGACGTCGACGGTAGGCATCTTTTGTACTCATTTAAAGTTTGTACCCTTTAAATAAGTAAATTATGACAACCCTAACCAGAACGGGTTGTTTGGTGAGTGAGGGTCCACTCCAGGAAATTAAAAAGGAACTTACGGTAAGAGCCCAAGTTAATGGAGACTATGGATTTCCTCCACCGCCTTTTAAAGTTTTTAGACCAGCAAAGAATGGAGTGTGTGTTCCCAGATTCTATGGAAGTGCTAAGCTTGGAGAACCCAAGTACGATAAGCGACCCGAACCTACCCGAATTAGAGCAGAGTTTGCTGGACAACTCAGAGATGCCACACACCAAAACGAAGCTCATGCAGCAGCAATTAAGGCGGGGCATGGCATCCTTTCTCTACCATGTGGCTATGGGAAAACGACGGTATCCTTGGCTATAGCTTGTACGTTGGGATACCGAACGATGATTGTCGTTCACAAACAGTTCCTAGCAGACCAATGGAAGGAGAGAATCCAACAATTCTGTCCAGGTGCCTCTATAGGTGTGGTTCAACAAGACAAGAAAGAGGTCAATTGTGACTTTGTCATCGCGATGCTTCAGTCCCTTTCCCTAAAGGAGTACTCATTCGCTGATTTTGACACTGTGGGTACACTCATTGTGGATGAGGCGCATCACATATGTGCAAAGGTATTCAGTCAGAGTCTCTTCAAGTTGTGTCCCCGACATATATTCGGACTCTCTGCAACCCCTGAGAGGAAAGATGGACTCACCAAGGTGCTTCACTGGTTCATGGGACCCACCTTCTTTGCTGTAGAGAGGAAGAATCAGGAGCAGGTCGAGGTGTTCCCAATCACATTTGAATCTCCGAACTATAGGAACCCCCCACCCTCTATGAGGAATGGAAAGATATCGATGCCCAACATGATTACGGAATTGGTTGAAGACCGACAGAGAAATAAGATGCTCGTCGAACTCGTGAAGAAAGCTTCAGCTGGAACGAGGCAGCTCCTCGTCCTCAGTGATAGAAGACAACATTGTGAACTCCTCCACCAATGTTTCCCCAAGACATCCGGTCTTTACATGGGTGGTATGAAGGAGGCTCAACTCCAAGAGTCTTCAAAGAAGAAAATCATCTTCGCAACGTTTAGTCAAGCTCACGAGGGTCTCGACATCCCCACCCTTGACACAGTTATTCTTGCCAGTCCCAAGTCAGATATAACCCAAAGTATTGGAAGAATCATGAGGGAGACAAAGGGAAAGAAGAATAATCCACATATCTATGACGTCCATGACCCATGGTCCATTTTCACAGCCATGTACTACAAGCGTACGAAGGTGTATCGTCAAGGTGGTTTCAAAATTCATGGAAAGGTTGTTGAAGAAAAGCCTGTATTCCCTCAGGGAAAGTGTCTATTTTTATAATCTGAACAACTATTAAATGTCTGGTGCATTGATACAGCTCGTCTCTAAGGGAGTTCAAGATATGTACTTGACAAGTGATGAAGGACATTCCTTCTTTCGAATGAAGTTTACCCGTCACACAAACTTTTCTCAAACTCCCAAGTTTATTAAAACGATAAACGATAATGACACTTCAGTGACTATACCTGTTCTTGGTGATGTCGTAAATGCTTTATGGCTCCAAGGTTCGGATAAATTGATGGACATGTTTTATAATTCCACAATTGATTTGTATATTGGGGGTCAAAAGGTAGACTCCCAACATTTCGACTACTATGCTGATATCTGGCCGAACTACTTATCAGATACCTACACTAAATCTAGGGAACTGAACAATAAATCAAACTCGACCAATTCAGGTTTCATTCCACTTCAATTTTTCTTCTGTAATCACAAAGCATTTTTACCCCTCGTCGCACTTCAAAATCATCAAGTTGAATTAAAAATACGTTATGACGAAGCGAGTCTAGTTGGACTCACTGAAGATGAAAAGAAAGTTGAAATGTACGGAAACTACATCTTCCTCGATAAAGAAGAGAGAGAAGGTATTGTGAGGCGCTCCATGGATTTTGTCATAACACAGGTTCAACGTTTTGAACACCCACTAAACACAGATAATGGTTACAACACCATAGATTTATCTTACTTCAATCATCCCGTGAAGTCATTGTTTTTTGGGTTTCAATCTAAAACAGATGCCTACGTTGATGACTATTTTACATTTTCTGGTGTAGACTTGCAAATAAATGGTACAGCCTTATTCGAGAATATGAAACCCATGTATTTTCACACAATCCAAAACTATTACAAGTCTGAATACGGTTCGACAGAATATGATATTTTGAGGAACATTCTATTTTACACAAGGTATTACGCATACCATTTTTGTATGAATGCTTCACAATACAATCCATCGGGTTCCTGTAATTTCAGTCGTCTCGACAATGCCAAACTCACGATTCGTGGTGCTAGTGTAGCACCCAGTAGAAGTGGTGACCCGATATATTTGTATGCTGTAAATTATAACGTATTAAGAATAAAGGATGGTCTAGGTGGTATACTATTCGGAAATTAAATCTACGACGAGGGAAAACCTCGAGGTACACTTAACATTTACGCCTTCATGGAATCAGTAACGGCTAAAATTGCCACACCGACGATAAAAGCCATGACGACGTAATTCAATTCAGTTTCTTCGCGACCAGTCTGAGGCTTCACCTCTACGGTCTTGGACTCAACAACAGGCTGCTTCGGCCTGATAGGAGGTTCCAAATCCTCCAGCGGGCAGTACGCTATCATTTATATACTAATCAGAGATTAATTTCTGTCTTCTTTTTTCGAGTATTTCTCTTGGATTTGGTGGTACCACCAACATTCACCTCCTTGACCTCACCACCCGTGGACTCCCCAGAAATGGAGACAATGTCAGAGAGGTCGTCATCCTCTTCCCCTATCGAAGGCATCGAGGCGTCAGTCGCTTGGAGAGGTGTCGTGTTCATGGGTGGGGGTGGGGGCATCATGATACCACCCATGAGACTCGAGATGTCTAACCCAGGTCCCTTCATCTCATACTGACCCGCACCTGTCCCACCGACGGGTCCCTCAGTTGGGGGTCCAGTTGGGGAACGAGATGTGTTCTGCACAGCCGCCATCATGTTCTTCACCAGGTCGGGGTTCTGCTTCATCACATCGTTCATGTTGGGCATCACACTTTTGAACATGCTATTTGTCAGATGGAACATCATCGCCGAACCACCCAACATCATGATGAGCTTCACCTCGGGAGCAACACTGACCTTCGAGCGGTACTTGACGTACAACTCCTCAAATACACCATCATAGTCATCAACATTCTCCATCACAGACTCGGACCAACCCTCAAGCTGAATCTCAAAGGGATTGTACCGCTTGTTAAGGAATTCCAGGCCAGTCACACATGCTACAAGCATACGCCGAGAAAAACGAACAGACTGTTCAACGTCGATACTGTAGGTGATTCGCTTCACCTCGGACCTCAGCTCGTCAATGTTCGAGTAGGCGTTGAGTCTCTTGTTTACGGCGAACCCCTTCTTTTCGAGACGCCCAAGTTTGTTGATGAGGTCTGCCTTCTCCTCATCGATAGATGTGTACCCCTTAGAGGGCTGCTCATCTTGGGTGGGTGGTTCATCATCATAAAAGGTGGGTTCCTCATCTAAACCATAATCAATCTCCTCATTTTGCTGGGGCTGAGCAGGTTCAGACTGCTTGTTGGGATTCACGAACGCATCCATCGCCTCCTGATGTTGGGAAGGGGAGGGTGGTCTAAACGCTGTTTTCATGGGGCGAGGTACATGTTTGGGACGTGGTGCCGAAATCTGAATCTCATCCATCAGAGCCTGTTCGTCTGCGTCAAGTTTCATCACAGTCGTGCTTCCACGGTCGAGTACGATTTCCTCGTCCATCTACTCTCTATATGGAAACTAAAAAAATACCTTTAACGCACTTTAAAAAAATGTAAACCTATAGTAAATGTTCAAGTTTAACAAGGCTAATCGTAACGCCCTCATGTCCGTCATCGTTCTGTTGGTGATCATCTGCACTCTGATGGCGACTCGTGGACCTGTGAGTAACTACCAACCCAGGCCAATCAAGATTAAGTCTATTAGTGAGAAATCCATATTCAACCTCGAAAACAAAGTTGAGTGCACCCCTGGTCGTAAGGATGGTAGCGCTTACACTAAGAGCCTCACCCCAGGTGGCCTCTGTGGTGCACAAAAGTTGGTTTCCGACGTCGCGAACTATGAGATTGAAGATGGAATCGGTGGATCTTTAATCTGAGCTAATAGAAATGGCTCTCATTACCTCACCAACTGAGACGATTCCTGATCTCAATTATGAGTATCACACCGTGACCATCGATTCTATAGGACAGAGTAGTTCGAACTCATTCACGGTTTATCTCAACCAACCTATAAAAAATGTTGTTCAGGCCAGACTTATCGCAACCCATATTCACACGATAGATACGACAGAACACTATTACATTTCTATCGAAGAACTTGATTCCAATTTCAACACTAGAGCGAGTAATGTGTACGGTGGGCAGTCGGGATTATCCAAGGTTAATGGTTGCTTCGCGAGTCTCGTTTCCACTGCTATTGACCATGGAAATTCTGAGCATATTCAGTTGTTCCGAGATGATTATCCGGTTGTTACCCAATACATTGACCCAATCAGACAAATTAGTCGTTTTACAGTAAAAATATTTGATCAGGATGGAAACCTCCTCACCCCCAATGGTGACAATGACCCGAATCATCTAATCATTCGTTTCGTGTGTAGAAAACCCAATTTGTAATTTTCTTCCCTTAAAGTAGTATTACCATGTCTGCAGGCATTGTTCAATTGATTGCGATAGGCGCCCAGGATGAATATATCGTGGGTGACCCCGAAATTTCGTTCTTCAGTTCAACATTCAAAAGGCATGCTAATTTTTCACAATCCATCGAAAAGCAAACAATCCATGGAGCGGTGAAAAATAATTCAATGTCCAGCGTCCAATTTGAACGTTCTGGCGACCTTCTTAGTTACGTGTATTTTACACTCGATGATACAACTCAAGCCCTGGATGTTCAGCGGTGGGACACTATTATTGACCATGTGGAACTCTATATCGGTGGTTCCCTCGTAGATAAACAAGATGCCATTTTCACGGAGAAGATTGCCATCGATACATTCGCTCAAAATGTTTCCAAGAGTTCTAACGGTACTCACCCAGGTGTGAGCGCTCGTTCGTACTTTTACCCCCTCCGTTTCTTTTTCTGTGAGGGTCCCCAATGCGCCCTCCCCCTAGTAGCTCTCAACTATCATAATGTCGAAATTCGTATCCATTGGGCGACAGCAGCTTCTAATTATAACGTTGAGTGTTATGCCAACTATTTCTACCTTGATAACGAAGAACGTGGTAATATTGCGACGCGTAAACACGACCTTCTCATCACCCAAGTTCAAAAAAATCTCGCATCAGGTGCAGTCATACAAGACCTCACATTCAACCACCCCGTAAAATATCTCGCGTCTTCAGATACAACCACGGATGGTGCCCTCACCTCCCCTACAAACAAGGTGAAGTTGAACATCAACGGCCTTGACGTTGCAAATTATAAGTGGGGGAAACCACATTTTATAGATGTCACCAATTACTACCACACAAATTTTGTCACTTCTCCTGATTTCTTTTTGTACTGCTTCTGTCTCTCTACAAGTTCTCTCCAACCCACAGGAACTTTAAACTTTAGTCGCCTCACATCAGCTAAAATCATGAGTGAAACTATGCCTATAAATCATCCCATATATGCAGTCAACTATAATATTCTTCGTATCGAAAATGGTATGGCTGGTCTCTTGTACGCGAATTAAAATACTAATCTATATTAAATGGTCAAGAATATACCGACAATCGAACGGTCGACCAGGATCCGTTTCGGTAAACATACATTGGAAGAACAGGCTGAAAATACCATTGTTTTCAATGCATCGAACGTGGCGATCGAAGCCACTAATCCAGGTGCAGTGTATCTCAAACCCATTAGATTCAGGCAGGATTTCAGTGACCCCAACATTACACTTCTAATGTATGATTTGGCAACAGGTGAAATCACCGAATCTGGTGCCGCAGCCTCGGAATTGACAGAGCCACCTTTTAGCTTAGTGACTCAATACGGTGTAGACCCCGGAACGACTGAACAAACTTTATTCCTGAATAATGAAGAAACTGCCTTCACGACTTTGTCGAATGTTGGAATTGCAAATGCACAACCCGTCCACACTCTAGATGTGGGCTCGAACCTATACGTTCAAGATACTGGTTCTAACGTACTTTACGTGAGGGGAAACACCTACATCAGAGATAACCTAGAAGTTGGTGGAAATATCAGTTTTACTGGTGATGTTACACAAGTTAATACCACTAATATGGAAATCACTGATGCCATAATTGAAGTTGGTAAAGGTAACACAACTGATGATACAACAACTGATTTGGGATTTATTCTTACGAGACCCGATGGAGAGTCAAATGTAGTCATAGGCTTTGACGAACTGAATGACAAGTTCATACTAGGATATTCCGATACATCTGGTAGTGATACAAATATTGCCGCTAAATCTTCTGAATCCCTCGATCTTCACCTTTACGGTCGATTACTCACAGAATCAAATATAGGTGTAAACACAACAAACCCATCATCGGCTCTTCATATAGAAGGTAATGCATATGTTTCGAGTGACTTTAATGTCGACGGAGATGCTAAATTTAACACAGATACTCTATACGTAAACGTAAGCAGGGACAGTGTTGGTGTAAACACGTCCACCCCAGATGCAAATCTCCATGTCGTTGGAAATGTGTACGTTTCTTCAAATCTGAGCATTGATACAAACACACTACATGTCGACACTCTCAACGATAGTATCGGTATTAATACAGACACACCGAATGCAAACCTACACGTTGTGGGTAATACATATGTTTCTTCTAATCTGACCGTTGACACAGACACGTTACATGTCGACGCTGTGAATGACCGTGTTGGTGTAAACACTTCA